ACGTTGTGTTGCATTTGCTAAGCGCTACATGATGACTCTTGGTGAATTGTGTACACAGTTCCCAGAGTATGATAGCCAACTCCTTGGGCCTCAGGGTTACAAGCAGGATTTAAATGCACAGGTTGAACTTGTTCGTTACTACGACAAAGACCAGTCAATTATCTATATCCCTTCAAAGAGCGATTTAGTTCTCTCAAAGGCAATGAACCCACTAGGCAAGATGATGGTTGTAGTTGCACGTAAGCCATCTATCGACGGTGAACTTCGTGGACAGTTTGATGATGTACTTGGTATTCAGCTTCTCCGCAACCGCTTCGCGTTGCTTGCTATGGAAGCTGCAGAAAAATCTGTACAGGCTCCTATTGTACTTCCACAGGATGTGCAAGAACTTCAGCTTGGCGGAGATGCTGTCATTCGTACAGCTAACCCAGCTGGTGTACGCCGTGTAGATTTGAATCTACCACAAGGCGCATTCACTGAGCAAACATTGCTCAACCAAGAACTTCGTGTTGGTGCTCGTTATCCTGAATCACGTACAGGAAACATCAATGCATCTGTTGTAACTGGTCAGGGTGTACAAGCTCTTATGGGAGCATTTGACACACAGGTCAAGTCAGCTCAGGCTATCTTTGCTGCAGCACTTCGTGATGTAATTAAGCTTTGTTTTGAAATTGACGAAATGATTTACCCAGAGGAAAAGACAATTCGTGGCGTGGACTCAGGTTCACCATACGAGGTTATCTATAAGCCTACAAAGGACATCAAGCAGGACTACTCTGCTGATGTACGTTACGGAATGCTTGCAGGACTTAACCCTGCACAAGGACTTATCTTTATGCTTCAGGCTCTTGGCGGAGGGCTTATCTCTAAGGATATGGCAATGCGTGAACTTCCATTCACAGTTAACGTAAGTCAAGAACTAGAAAAGATTGAAATCGAGAAGATGAGAGATTCACTTCTTGGTTCCATTACTGCACTCTCTCAAGCGATACCACAGATGGCAATGCAAGGCCAGGACGCTTCTGAAGTAGTGCGTCAGATTGCTGCTGTAATCAAGGCACGCCAAAAGGGACAGGCAATAGAGGAAGTCGTCGCAGACATCTTCGCGCCACAGCAGCAACCAGTTCCTCCTGCTGGGGCACCACAATCGGTTGAGCAACCGTCCCCTGCTCCTGAAGGCGTTCCAGCAGGAGGCACTTCCCCAATGGCCCCACAACCGCAAACACCACCTGACGTAATGAGTTTACTATCAGGCATTAACGGCGGAGGAACTCCAACAGCAAGCGTTCGTACTATTCGTCGTAGATAAAAAGGTAGGGGACAATGACAACATTAGCTGCTATCCAGGGCAAAGGATGGGTCGTAATGGGTTGCGATTCACGCAGCTCCGACGAAGAAGGCCGTCCAATGGAGATGGCCACACATAAGATTGTTGAAAACAACGGAGCACTGATTGCAGGTGCTGGTGCAGGTAGAGGTTCTAATATATTACAGTTTGGCTGGAAGGCTCCCAAGCCTACAGCAGCTGAAAACTTAGATATCTTTATGACACAAAAGTTTATCCCGCAGATGCGAGAAGCATTTATTAATGCAGGGTATGATATGAAAGAGGACGGGGATGCTGCTTCGCATGATTCGCAATTTCTTGTTAGCATTCGTGGAGTTGTTTATCCTATCTTTGAGGATTACTCTTGGGACCGCGATATACGTGGTATCTACTATGCTGGCTCTGGCAGCCCGATTGCTCTTGGGGCTATGGCTGCGCTTGGTATTGATGATGTACAAGATGCACAGCAAGCTGAGAGGCTAGTACGCAAAGCAATCGAAATTGCAACAGAGTGGGACATTTATACAAGTGGCCCAATTATTACTAAAATACAATTTACTAAGTAGGAGAAACAATGGCAATTGCACCAGAGAATCGTGGAGGCTTCCGACCAACAGCACCACAGAACAATCCTGCCAATGTTTCAGGTACTGGTGGAGCTGGACAATCTGGTGATTATTCAGGGTTTGCTTATGGACAAAACAAAGCTCTCAATGAATCACGCGTAGCTGGAAATAAAGCCGTAGCATCTATGGCTCCTCGTCCAGTTAACATGCCTCCAGCTGGCGGCGTTGAAGCAACACCTATTACTGATGCTACATCACGACCAGATGAAAATGTTATGGCTGGTTTAACCCCATATGGTCAACCAAATGACCCATCTGCCCTTGGTTTGCCACAAGCTCCAGACAATGCACAGTTCAATCAATCTTTAAATTCATATGCTCCAGTTCTTGACTTCATTCAATCACGTCCAGAGACTTCAAAAGAGACAAGACAAGCACTTCAATTGCTAATGCGTGGACGTGGTGATTAATGAATGTATGGAATCGTTTAGGAGACCTTGCTAGAGGTACAAAAGACTGGGTTGCTGACGTCGGATTAATGACGGTATCTGCACCAAAGTTCATGTGGGATGTTGCAACAGCTCCTTGGAATGATAGAAAAGAATTCAATGGATTCTACAATACACTGCAACAGGCAGGTACTGACTTTGCCAAGAATGCTACTCGACCAATCGGCGGTATCATTTCTGCGATTGATAAGACTAATCAGAATCTTATTCGTCAACCACTAAGCGCAGCAATGCTTTATGCCCAAGCTGATGATAAGAGCGCACAAGGCTGGCGCCGTGCTTGGGAAGCTAAAGACGAAATTTCATTTGGCCAAGCTGCAGCTGGCGTTGTGGGTAAAACATCTTTATTTAGTTTGCTACCAGATAGCATAACACCAAAACTTCTTGATTCAAATTTTGACATCTATGATGCAAAGCAGCGCAAGAAAGCTTTTAACGATAGCCTATACGGACGTGTCATGAGCGGTTCTTTTGACACTGCAATCCAACTTATTGGAGACATAAGCATTGTTGGAGGCAAGGCAGTTAAGGCTGCCCGTGCTGCAGACACAGCATTTGAAGCCATCCAGGGAATCAGAGAAGCATCAGCTGCTGATATCTCAGGAGCACTTAAGAGTAGCATCAGTGACAATGCAAAGAAGTACGGCAAGTTAGCCGAGGACTTTGCAAAGAATGATGCAATCTGGGCATCTAAGCACCCTTGGGTACAGGCAAGCAATAATGCTTCAGATGTATCTTACCTTCTTGGCGCAACAAAAACCAGAGAAGAATCTTATAATACAATGCTTGCAATCCTTGGGGATAAGTCGGGCATTGATAAGCTTGATGCACTTAAGCGTCCAGATTTGGCAGAACCATTGCGTATTGCAAATGGAGAACTTACTCGTAGCCAACTAAAAGTTTTTCTAAGAGAAGAACAAAACATTGCAGCAACCATGGACGAGAACATGCTGCCATTGAATTTACGCACACCAGAAGAGATTGCTCAAGATAGAGAATATATCAAAGCCTGGGCAATGCATGATAAGTATGTTGGAAAGCTTTTTGAATTATCAGAAGAAGCCCCAATGAAAGAAGGAATCGGTAAGTTCTCTCAGGCTATCGGCCGTGAGATTGCTACAGCAAGAAGCATACCATTCCATGAACAACCAACTGGTTTCAGTCGAGTTGATGTATATCAACCAACACAGTTCCATAAGTTGTACTCTAAGGTAAGCTGGCTTCAGGGAGAACGCCCATCTGGCATGGTTAACCTCAATGAGGGCGACTCAATCCGTGAAGTAACAGCAATCACAGATAGACTTATTGCTCTATCAAAGTCTGGCAATATACTTACTAGACCCTTTAACTCCGACTCTTTGTTCACCCGTGAAGAGGCTGCACTTGTAATCAATAGATATACACAAGCTGCGTCGCCTGAAGCGCGTGGAAAAGTAATAGCTAATCTTGAAGAACGCGGATATCAAATCCTTAGTGGCAAGCACGGCATCAACTCTGAAACAGCAAAAGAACTTTACAATTATCATGCAATGACCAGAAGTGGTAAGATGCGTGAGATTAAAGAAGAAGGTTTCTTGTGGGATGCAGAGACTGAGACCATGCTTAAAGTTCCATTGCTTGAATCGCAATTTGCGAACTTCCTTCCAGTTGCAGACTTTGATGTACTAGATAAAGTAATCAAGGCAAATGCATCTATGCTCAGCTCATCGCTCCTTAAAACAAGCGATAAGATTGCTGGCATGAGTGATGCATGGAAAGCTTCTGTTTTGCTTCGTCTTGGATATCCAGTGCGTAACGCAATTGATTCCCAGCTTCGCATCTTTGCTACAGTTGGAGCAATGGCTAGCCTTCGTCACTTTACAGATGGTACGCGTAACCTAGTTACAAACCTATCTGACTCTCATATTGGAACACGCTTAGTTGATAGATTCCAAAAGGCAGAGAAGCTTAACTATAAAAAAGTTAAAGCTGATACGCAAAGAGTTGGCAAAGAAATTGCTGGTCATCAACTTGAAATTGAGAAGCTCCAAAAGCTTATTGATTCTGACCCATTCAATGCAGACCTAACTGGTCAGCTTGCAGCTCAAATTAATCTTTTGCGTGTGAAGCAGTTCACATATGACGCTAATAATCAAACACTTACAAGACTAGAAGATTCACTTAGTACTGGAAAGCGCAAGACGATTGCGCAAGGTGACTTCAGGGTTACATCTTCAATGAGAGATGCTAACGGCGTAGAGTACATAGTACATGATGCTTTCGGTGGGCCAAATGGTGAATTGTACAGAGAGTTAAACTCATCTGACCGTTCATTTGGTGCACTAATGGAAGACTACTCAACACTATACGGTGCGAATGTAGCCTCAAAGGGCCGCGGTGCTGTCACACCAGACATGCCAAACTACTACACTGACTGGGCTCGTTCCATCAATGAAGAGTTTGCTAACTCTGC